GTGCCCAGCCTGTTAGGGGTTACCTAACTGAGGCGTCAAGGTCTCCGTATCCTATCCATTCGGACGGGAAGTACAGAGTATTGACGGTTCCTTTTGAGACGTTTCGCCAGAGCCTGAACTTTTCGTGTTCCACGACCACTGTAGAAGTGATCAAAGGTTCATCGATAGGCCCGGGATGGCGAAGTTCCGCCTCACGCAACCAATGGAGGTATCCACCTAAAGGATCAACGGTAAGTTCCCGTCTAACCTTCACTAACCTCATACGAGGCTGATGGAGAGTAACAAGTGCATCGATACGCTCGGTATCTTGCCCGCCGTATAAGGCGGTTGGGACCTTCCGAGACCATTTCTTCCAGAAGTTGAAGAATGTATCGTCGCACACTCCATGCCCGGGCATCGCTGCCCAGGCCCGTAGCCGATTCAAGAAGTGAATCAGCCTGTTCATGTGCTTTATGGGCTCACGAACATAGAACGGGGTCACGTCTGTGCCAGAGTGCCAATGTTTCCCGCAACTTTCGCGGAAGCGTCCGGTCCAAAACGATTTCTTGGTGTTAACCTTGAAACCGAAGTAGGCGAAGACCTTGGCCAACAAGCCAGCAATGCTGGTAGGGACTATGATATCGTCCCCGTACACAGACACAGTACCCTTTGTTCCAGTTAAGTAAGCTACCGCATTCGCAAGAGACCAGAAGATTAAGGTCTCTAACTCGAATGTGAAAGCGTTTCCCATACTGGAAAACATGTTCACCTCGATTGGTGTCCCGTCAACGACAACCGTAGAGCTACGGATGTCGTCAAGCAAGTCGAACCAAGGAGCCGGCAACAACGCACGGACCAAACCATCACTGATCAGATCTGATGCGCTGCTGAGATCCAGCGTAGCCAGAGAACCATCGATCGACCCAATGCGGGCCAACTTTTGATTCCGTGATTGATCGTCGAGATCAATCCTCAAAAGCCGCTTGAGGCGCTTCCGAAGAAACGCACCAACGCCTTTCTGGCAGAACATGTTAAGATCTGGTTCCTTAACGGCAACCCGATCTATCTCAGAGTTCTTCGGAACAGTAAATAGGATGCCACCGGCAACCACGCTAAACGAGTCGGTGTTAACCAACTGTCTATAGTGGCGCCACGTCTCACACGTGTCGTAGATCTCTCTGACACGGGATAAGCAGCGAGCGGTAACATCTGCTCCCACCTTAAACTTCACTGCCACACCGTCTGGACGTCGACGTATCGATGTCGAGGCGCCGTTAGTGAAAGTCCCGTAAAGGACCTCCAGGTCCGGCGTTTCGCCCAGTACCTTCAAGATATTGGCTCTGGCGACACGTACTATCCGTCGAGAGGACAAAGCCTTCTTCGTAGTCTTGAAGAAGACCTCATCATCAACGAACAGCCGTATATTCGTCGAGGCGTTGCGAAGTTCCATGTCGTGCCACTTACTAATAGCACGATCACGTCGCACACCAGCTTCTGTCGAATCCCCGGCGTCATACTTGGAAAGGAACTCCCTCCCCAAATAGTCTACCTTGAAACGCGCGGCTGGACTTGTATAGTCCAACTTTGCTAGCGAGGAAAGTAGCTCAGAAAACTCTGATACCACTTGCTGATGAATCGATGGTGCTAGGGTGTAGGTCTTTCGGACCGATCCTTTGCGCACTTAGGTGACTCCTAAGGTGTAAACCGCTTCTTAGCGGTGTGTCGTGGAACTCGATTGGTGACTTAGCCGATACCTAGCCAGCTGCAGCGACTCTCTGTTACGAGAGCCATAGCGCGAAGGCTGAGTAGATAGCTAATAGGGCCAGACATGTCGTCAGCCCGAGCAGCAGGAAGTCAATAGACACCCTGAAGCTTCACCACCGTGTCGTTGACCAGCGTTTTCGACGAATCGAAAGCCGACTGGTACATTCCGACAAGGTCCTTCCTCTCCTGTTCAGAAGAGGTCGAGTCGAACGTGAACACGCTGTCCACGTATG